GCTGAAATAAAAAAAATCATATGTCCTACCTGTAGTGGTAATGGTTTTGTGACCAACACAGATATGGAAGACGGTGAAAAATACGTACACCAGTGTTGGGACTGTGATTCGGAGGGAGAGTATTATGTTACGACAAACAATAATCTTATTGGTAACCCTGACTATGATGACGATAATGATCTTCTTGAGTGGTTGCGGGAGATACCAGTACGAAGGGTTTGATCCAACAACAGCAACATTGAGGTGGTTAATAACACATGACAAAAAAGACAGTGCGGGAGAGTGATATAGTTTATATCGCTGGTTTGTTTGATGGCGAAGGAAGCGTATCTTACAAACAATACATGCGTAAAAGAAAAGGACAAAAGAAACATTACCCAACATGGCAGATTAGATTAGAGCTAGCTATGACCGATAAAGAAATAATTAAATGGTTGGCTGAAACTTTAGATTGTGGAACCTGGGGTGAGAGAAAAGTATTGAAAGGTAGAAAAAGACAATGGCGTTGGAGATGTAGTCATAGAGATGCGTTCTTTGTGGCTAGATTATTGTGGCCTTATGTAAAGGTAAAACTACATAAAATAGAAAAGATTATAGATCACTACACACCTGAGTATAGTATTGATGGTAATGTGGTGAGCATGCAACAGTACAAGGAGGCGATGAGTTTAGAATGACACCGGAGTATGGATTTGGAATGTTGTTAGTTGGTTTGATTGGTATTTGTATTGGTGCGATCGCTGGCTTTTATATAATTAATAGAGTTGAAGATGGTAAAGACGAAGAAGAAAACGATAAGAATTAAATACGGAGATAGAAAGTACGTCGTTGAGTTCGATGTATTTGGTTCGTTTGAATTGTATGGTTTTACCCATGACGATAATTTATTCTTGATGAATAATGAAGATAAGATACGTAGAGAGATAATAAATAAGTATGAAAAAAAATAATAAATACAACTATATACAAGGTACACGGATCGAGGACCATGGAACACGGCTCTATGATGTAAATGGTACTAGACTTCCTAGTGTGACTACGATATTAGGCAAAACCAAAAATCAACAATTTTTAAAAGATTGGAAGGCCAAAGTTGGAGAACAAGAAGCAGACAGAATCAAGAATTTATCTAGTAGGCGGGGCACATCCATGCACAAGTTCATTGAGTGTTACGTCGAAGATGTTGGCTACGATGATCTTACAGGGCTCGGACAAGAGGCGAAAGCCATGGCCGAAAAAATTATTGAGATTGGTCTTGCGCCAGTGGAGGAGTATTACGGTTCGGAAGTTACATTATATTATCCTGGCCTTTATGCTGGGTCTACTGATTTAGTTTGTCTACACAACGGTAAAGAAAGTATAGTTGACTTCAAGCAGGCTAACAGGCCAAAGAGAGAAGAGTGGATTGACGATTATAAATTGCAAATAGCAGCATACGCCATGGCGCATGATTATATACATAAATCTAACATAGAACAAGGCGTGATAATGGTATGCACACCTGACCTATATTACCAAGAGTTCAAGGTTGAAGGGGCTGAATTACGGTCCTGGAAACATAAATTTTTAAAAAGATTAGGCATGTATCATGACCTATTATTTGATGAGAAAGAACGAGCAAAAGTAGAAATGACTAAAGAAGACTTTGAAGAAAGAGAGAACGAAGAATATTTAAAAGAATTGAAGGAGAAACTATGAACGATAGAATGTTTAAAACATTAGAGGCAAAGTATGAAGCTGAAATTATGGATGCTAAATATAAGATAAATGCCATAGAAGAACACAATATGGTGATACCTGAGCATGTGGATATCACTGGTGAAGTCGATAAGTTGTTGGCGAAAATATCTTCTGCGGAGGATAAGTTGGCAGCAATGAGGCGACATTATGGTGAAAAAGAGGCACCAAAACTTCTCTAGTATGTGTGTGGGACAGATTAAAAAATTATTTTTTTTCTCGTGAGAAAAAGTGTACTTTGTGTCCACTTGGGTGTTTTTCGTTGATATACAACACTAATTGGTGGACAGTAGGTGGACACTTTTAGTGTTTTTGGTGGACGTTTGGTACACTTTTACAAAAAACCTAGACTGCGCGCGATATTGATATTTTATAAACTTAAAACTGTGATACACACATATAATGCCTAGGAAAAGAAGAAAAGCTATTGCCTCAACTGTAACTCCCGATATACCTTATCCGAAAGTCCGAGTGGAGTGGATCGATTGTGTGAGCGATTCGGGCTGGGCTACTGAAAAAGAGTTCGACAGAATGAAACTAGCAAAGCCTATTAACGAGGGTTGGTTGTATGAAAAAACAAAAGATCATGTTAAGTTGTTTGCGTCTTACGACAAAGATGAAGATGGTTTTAGTTTTGGGGATCGGACGATGATTCCTCGGGCTTGGGTAAAGAAGATTCAGAAGTTGTAGGTTCTGGTGTTACGTTTATCAACTGACCGTAGTCGTCTAATATTTGTTTCATCTTTGCTTCTAATTCTTGTTCTGATAGGTCCTCTAATTTTCCTGTTTTTATTATCTTGCGGTCTATATATAATCCTGCAGCCTTACCTCGATTGGCTTCAGCATTTACAGCAGAAGAGAAAGAACCCTTCTTCAAAGCAGCTTCACGAAGTCTAGCTAGTTCAGCTACGTGTCCTTCATAAGTTACTTCATGTTTTCGTAATCTTTCTTCTTTCAATTCTCCTATATGCTTAACAACAAGTGGAGATAATTTAGGATTTGTAAGTTCCGACCCTTCTTGTCTTGCACGTTTAGGACTGTATCCAGCAGCCAGGGCAGCTTCTGTTTTAGTCATAGGTCCATCAGGTCCACCGAATACTAAAAATTCGGCAAATCTTTGTTGCATTTCTGTAAGTCTTTTTGGTACGCCCATGTTGACAATTTAAGGTAACTATCCTATAAAGTCAATATGAAAGAGGACAGAGGATCTCACGATTTAGAGGAAAGAATAGATAGACTGACAAAACGAGTCAAGGAGTTGGAAGACATTAGTGAAGGCCACCGCATGTTAAACGGAGAGTTACGTAAAGAAATTTATTATTGGAAAGAAAAATCCGCCGAATCAGAAAAAGATAAAAATTTGTTGCAGGGTTATAAAAATGTGATACATGATTTATCAAGTCAATTACGTAAAGCAGGTAAGTAATGTTTGTTAAGCACCTGCAAGAATATTTAGACAAGTTTACAGAAGGAAGCAACGGAAGACGTGGTAACGCTGTGAGCAATGCCAGAATATATATTGCAACAAAGGGTGGTTACCTAGAAGAGATTAAACGTATTGAAGTTCACGAGAGTAATAATCCAAAGGACTCCTCAATACGTGTTGTCTTGAAACCTCAAAGAGAAGAAAAACTTATATTACCTCCTGGTTACATAAAAGATTATTAACATTTGTACACAGGAGTAACCTTGAAAACTGCATGGGACCAGAGCGTAAATTTTATCAAGAAATTAAAAAATTTATACCTGAAATATCTTGGATTAGACTTGAAAATCTTAGTCTATCCGGTACTCCTGATCTATTGGGGTACAATGCTAACCATCACTTTTTTACAGTAGAGCTTAAAGTTACGAAGAGTAACAAGGTACGCTTCAGTCCACATCAAATTGCGTTCCATGTTAAGCATCCCGACAATACATTTATCATGGTCAAGCACCTTGGTCCGGGCACCGTGAAACTTTTCCGTGGTTCAAGAATCATGGATCTTGCTGCTTGCGGCTTTGAGCTTGAAGCTTGCTGCTTGGAGCTTGATGCTTGCCGCTCGTTGCTTTGTGAGCTTGGAGCTTGACGCTTGAAGCTTGCTGCTTGTGGCTTGCAGCTTGACGCTCTGCTTCACGTTTTAGTTTGGCCTCGTGCTCCTTTCGGAGCCGGGCCATCTCTTTCCAGTATTTGGGGCTATGATACATTACGCTGCTTCGGGTCACGATTGTAGTATTTCTTGTCTGCAGTTTGAACGCCGCTTCGAAGTACTAGTCCATCAACAGCCAGGGCAAATTCTCTGTTACCAGCTGCATCCTCACGCATGTGTATAC